ACCCAGTCTATTGCAGCAACCTGCTCGGGTGTTATATCTCCTTCGAAAACGTCACGATATGCCTTGATTACTGCCTTCATCGCGTCTTTGGAATGCTGTGCGTTGAAGTCAGCAAAATCAAAAGCATACGGGCTCTCATTGCGTAATACACCCGTTACCGCCGCATCTACATACTCGTCATTCGATTTAGAGCCTACAGGAAAATCTCCCGGTAAGACTTCTTCGCACATGTGCATGCCGAAATTGGTTAGAACGAATGTTGTTAGATCAACACCGTAAATTGCGCGCAGTTTAGCCCACTCCCATTTTATTGATGACCAAGCATGTGTTTCAGGGAACCTATTCGTAAAGTACTCTAATTTTAATTCATTTGGCATGCGGATCAGTGACATAAACTTGTTCTTAATCGTACGCTCTTTGAATATGTACTTTGAGTCTATTTCGTGTTGTGAGTGAATCGAACCCGTAGGTGTATACTGCCAGCGGTTGTTCCAGTATTTTTCCCAGTCCATCTTAGAGGGTGCCCTACCTTCTACCTTGGCTCTTGAAAACACTTTACATGCTTCGTCATATACTTCATCACACGATACGTCAACAACGTCAGGATTGGTACGATGCTGACGTTCTCCTTTCCAGTCCACTACGCCCACACCTCGGTTAGCTAATACATCTATCTCGAACAAGCTGCGCAAGTCGTGTTCGATGCAATTTTGCATTGCTTTGAAGTAGCGCGATGCGTGCTTTGCTGCACTAGCCCACTCCTCAACCGTGCTCGCATTCCACATGTCTGCGTATCGCACACAATCGCGCAGTAGTGGCGTCAAGCTCCAATACCATGCCAAGGTGCCAGCCGCAAATGCCTGCGTTGCATTCGTCATCTTTGCGATTGCTGTTGTCACCTCGTCATGCTTATCATCTCCAAACGCTGCTATTATTTCCCCTACTCTGTAGTGTGTGTGATGGTCACCAGTTATTTTGGAAGTTGGCAGTCCTATAATTCGTTTAATGTGTGTTTCTGTCGGC